GCGTAGAAGGTACGGGTGATGCCTTTAGCGACAGCCAGAACCACAAGGTTCATAGCACGCTCTTCGTTCTTTGCGACTTCTTCGCCGCCGACCATCATGCGCCATACGCCGCCCTTGATGGAGATTTGCTTGCCGCCCGTGCCGCCTGCAAGTTCTTTGGTAGCCTCGTCTGTGCCGCTACGAAGATAATCAGGTACGACGCCGCCAGCAGAAAAAAGTGTGATGTTGCTCATATAAATTCCAGTTAAGTTGATTTGAAATACGTTGGGGTGTGTAGCTTACTTTACTTTGTCGCTCTCCTTACAGTTATTGCGTACTTGGACACTACGTTTAAACCCTCTGGCATGTGGTCTGGGTTTTCCTGTAGGAAAGTCTGCAAATTGAGTTGCGAGATACGGCGCTCCAGCAAGTCGAAGGCATCGTGTTCTTTCACAAACTTGTACATCGCGTCCCAGTTGGTAGCGTTGTAGCGGGTGCTGACCTTGCGTGTGAACGAGCCAAACTCGGTCTTGCCGCCATCCTGTCCGGTCTCTTTGCATATCTCCAAGAGCTGCTGCGCTACGAGGTCTAGCTGCTCATCAAGCGCTGCGATGGCCTCATCCATCTCCTTGGCCTTGGCTGCCTTGGCGTCTCTGATTTTTACGTAAACTTTAACTAGCTGTGCTGCGTCTGCCATGATTGATTCCTATTGAGTTGAAGTGTGTAAGTATACACTGTTAAGAAACATTGTCAAGATATATCTTCAAGTTCCTGACGATATAAGTCCACAAGGGTCTGGTGCGCGTCAACCTTGCCGTCCAACATGGCGTACATGCGCCGCTCCACTGGGCTACCCTGCATACGCACTACCGTCACCTTGTTTGTCTGCCCTGCACGGTGTGCACGAGCGTTGCCTTGCAGATACAGTTCAGCCGATGAGACTGGCCCCCACCACACAACCGTGTCAGCCTTAGTGAGCGTGATGCCGTGCGCCGCAGCTTGTGGGATGAGCAGCAGAATACGTAGCGTGTTCTCAGTTTGAAATCGTTTGATGATCTCAGCGCGTTGAGCCCCTGATACGCCACCGTGAATGCAGTCAACCTCGTACCCACCACCGTCTACCGCATCCAGTGCCATCAGCTTAGGGAGGCGCTTAGCCAACTCATCCTGCACCTTAGCCATAGCGTGCCGAAACGGTACGAACACAATGATCTTGTGCGGTGTCTGCTCGATCACATCCATCAACTCATTGGCCCGATTGCTAATGTCAAACTCAACGACCTCTCGGGTGTCTGTATATACAACTCCTTGTGAGATTTGTAGCAGCTTGTTGAGCATGGACGCTGCATTGACCGCTGTGATTTCTTCACCGGCTGCGAGAGCCATCATTTGTTTTTTGATTGCGTCATAGTACTTGTTCTGCTGCGTAGTCAACGGCACGTCACGGTCTGTGTAGAGCATGTCCGGCAGGTCAAGGCACTCGTCCTTCGTGAACCGAATCGCTGGCTGCAGCACCTTGAACACCGTGTCCTGTGAGTCCTGTCGTGGCACCCATTTGAACTGCGTGATTTTCAGCATCACCTTGTCGCGCCAAGCACCGAAGAACCGCGGCACCGATGCTGGGTTCAACAGCTTGGCTAGGCCGTACGCGTCCTCTGGTGACTGCGATGCTGGTGTGCCTGTCATGAGCCACAAACGAGTCGTAGGCCGCACGAGTGAGAACAACGCCTTCCATCGGTCTGTGCCAACATTTTTTACTGCGTTCGCCTCGTCAATGATGATGAGGTCAAAGTTGCACGCAGCCAGCTCATCGTGGATGACTTTCACGCCGTCGAAGTTGATGATGACGAACTCGTAGTTGCCCTTAACCACAGCGATGCGCTGAGCGCGTGTACCCTGCGCGATGGCCGCGGTACGGTGCATGGCTATGCGGAACAGGTCAGCTCTCCATGCGGTGTCCATGATCGACACAGGGCACACGATAAGCACGCGCTTGATCTTGCCTTGGGTCATGAGGTAGTCAGCTGCCCATGCTGCTGCGCTGGTCTTGCCTGTACCGGCCTCGCTGAAGTTGTAGCAACGTGTGTGCTGTGTGAAGAAGTCCGCGGTAGTGCGCTGGTGATCGAACGGTGTGTACACCCCCGGCCAGTTGTACTTGCCCAAGATCGGGCTAGGCACGTCCTTGATACCCAGATTGCGTAGCAGTTGCACCTCGTCAAGACCCCAGTTGACCAGCACCTTGGACAGATCGCCATTGGTGTCGATGATCTTGGACTTGGGTATGAGAGCAGTGATCTGATGGGCCTTCTTGGTGACGAATAGAAGGGCTTTGTTGTCTATGATTTGCATGTGGACAGAGTTAAGTTTTATGGACAAGCGACAAAAGAAGGCCGGATAGCGAACTATCCGACCAAAACGGCAACTGCACCGTTAAGAGACTGTACCTTACTTAGAGCGCGTGCGCTCAGATTTACTTGTTTGCGACTTCATTGCACCGGTTTTAGTGCGGGAAAAACTACGGTTGGCATTGTCGGTAGCAGCACGGAGGTTGCTCAGCTTAGACGTGCCGCCTTTAGACATCGCCTTCACGTGGTCAACGTCCATGGTATCTGGCAACGTACCGTTCGCCTTCTCATACGCTCGACGTGCCTTGTGCCTCTCGGACTGTGCCGCAAGCTGCTTAGGTGTGCCCTGATAATTCTTGTACTCAGAAACATAATTTCTTTTTTTCGTAGCCATGATTGTCTCCTTATCTAAACTCGCATACTGCCTCAGTTACGGGGCAGAACTTACACAGGCCGCTGGACTTGGGGTTCCATACGCCGACATCCGTAGCTACCTCGATAGCGTTGGCCCTACCTGCCCACTTGGACAAGATCGTAGGCATCTGCTCTCGCGTGTACTCAGACTTGATGACATCGCCAGCTACCACGAACAGTAGAACACCTTTCACAGTGTTGATCGTCGGATAGTTAATCATCACCATTGCTGCCATCAGCTCAAGCTGGGCACTGTCGGCAAACCTGCTGGACTTGCCTGTCTTGTAGTCGGCTACTCGTGCAACGCCTTTGTCGTAGTCAAGCGCAAGGTAGTCGGGAATCCCGCGAAACCATGCGTCCTTGGCAAAGAACTCACACGGTGTGAAATCCTTTCGAATGCCCAGTTTTTCTTCGCAACGGATGTCGCCTTTAAACTTGGCAAGTGGCTCCACGAATGGAGCGTAGTGTGCAAAACTCGCAGGGAGTGGTTTCTCATCTTTGATGAACTCTTCAAATGCTAGGTGTACTGCTGTGCCGTACAGGGTCGCTGTTGTGTCTTGTGACTTGAACCGTTTAAGGTTCCTGACTTCGTTAAACTTGCGGGGGCAGGATTCAAAATCTTTGATAGCGGAGTACGAATAGATCATGGCGGTGCCTTTGTTTGTCCCGCAAGTTTACCATTCAACAGTCGCCTAGAGTGGCACCATATGCACCTTCAGCATTGAGCGGTATCTCCAAACCCCAGCTTGGCGGTGTGCACAAGCTGGTGTGCGCGAAGGCCAGTGCCACTTCTCCGTCAGTCTCTGGTGCGAGGAAATACTCAGCATCGTGGATCGTCAGTGCCACAGGGTATCGCTTAGCCGTACGCCGCATACCGTCACCCATGATGCACCTAGCCAGCGCTTGCGTCAGCCCTTGGAACACCTTGGCCCCGTACAAACCCTCCCTGCCTTTGCGTGTGTAGTACACCCACTGCGACCGCATTATCTCGGGGTCGATCTTGTCGGGCACTTGAATCTTCTCTAGGCCGGGGTACTGCATGAACATACCGTTAGGTAGCTGGCAGCCTGCCTTGCCCATCACCTTGATGATCCCGTTGCGCCCATAGTCCATGCTCATGTCGTTAGCCACACATCGCAGCACCTGCTCACCCGACTTCCATGCACCTGCCACGCCGGAGTAGTCTTCACGATACAGGCTCACGATGCGACGAGACTCTTCCTCGCCGATGTCCACGCCCGAACCCGTCTTGACTGCTGAGCGTAGCTTCGCATGACCCACACCATAAATGAGCGAGAGCTGTGAGGTCTTGCCAATGAACCGCTGATCCTTGGTGACATCATCGTAGTCAACATTAAACACCTTGGAGGCAAAGTCTTTGTACAAGTCCACACCATCGGCCAGCATCTGTAGCTGCTGCATCTGACCGGCCAACCACAGACCGACACGTAGCTCAATGTTGGACAAGTCGATGCCCACAAGCACCTGACCCTTTGGCGCACGGATAGCGTACTTCAGCTTAGAGTTGCGCGGGATGTTCTGCATGTTGTACACCTCGCCTGACCAACGCCCCGTACGTGCACCGTAGTACTTCAGCGGAACTGGAAACTTGCCTCGCTGCGCTGTCTGGATAAACAACTCGGTGCGTGTCTCTTCCAGCGTTGACTTAGTTCCAAGACGTGCAGCCACCAGTGCTTGCACTACCGGATCGGGATGCTCAGCTAACGCCTTGAACCCTTCGTCCGTCTTAGCAAATGCCCATGTCTCTTTGCCTGTCTTCGCACTAACCTTACGCGGTGCTTCCACACCGAACCGTGCCAACAACTCAGCAAACTTTGGGTTAGACGCAAGCTCCGTACGATCTACAGCGGCATTGATGAGCAGGTTATCTTTCGTCGTCTTCACATCATGCAAGTGCGCCTTCAGCATGTCGAGGTCAAGCTCCAACTTAGGCTCGACGAACATACGCACAGTCATGTCAATCAACTGCAACTCACTCTTGGCGAAGCCTTGCTCCATGAAGTTCTTGAACACCTGCTCACACAACCACACGTCGTGGGCACAGTACGTAGCCAGCCCTTGCTCAATCGCCAGCGGCAGTTCCGTCAGACCGTCAGTGCTGTGCACCTCGTCGCCCTTGGGCGGCAGTCCGAAGTGTTTAGCCAACGCCGCCAAGCTACCACCAGCGTCCACACCACGTAGCGCACGCGCCATGCTCAGCGTATCGAACATAGCCATAGGCACTACGCCGTACCTCCATGCGAGGATGGCGTTATCAAACATCGCGTTGTGTGCAAGGGTCGCAGTGGTAGTCCAGTCGATGTATGACGCCCACTCAGGGATGTCAACGCCGCGTATCCACGTAGGCTTCTCTGTTGATCCAAGGTACTTAATGCCGATACCAAACGCCTTGAACCGCGGGTCACGTATATACGCCTCGCCGGACATGCGCTTGAGCGTGTAGTCCTTGGAGTTCCACGCCGTTTCAAAGTCAATCACTAGGGTCTTCATTCTTCTTCCTCTTCAAATCATTGGCACGGTCACGTATGCGCCGTGCTATTCGGCGCTTGATCTCGTCAGTCGGTATCTTTAACTTTTCTTGCAAAAAGTTCGTAATTGGATCGGGCGTGGTTGACATTAACTAGGCACTCCTTCAAGTAGTCTATGTTCGACTCGTTAATCACCAAGGCAAGCCCCGTGCAGTTGTCGATCTGCTTGAGTGCGCGTATCTGCAAGTCAGTCGGCTTGTTCTTCCCTGCCTTAACTTCTATCCCTATGAACCTACCGTGCAAGCACGCCAAGATGTCAGGCGTACCGCTAGTGGCGTACAAGCCACCGATGTAGTTCACGGCATACGCGCCAGCGTCTTTCAACGCGGCGTGCACTTTCTTTTTTACAAGAACCTCTGGCGTTGAAGCCATCAGCGGTTTACCTCAAGCAGCTTCTCCATGTAGTGCCGCGCTTTACCTGCGTCGTCACTGCCTTCTTTGCGGCCAGCACGTAGCGAGTACTTGATGATGTTGCCCTTGAGGAACCCGACGAACTCAGCGCGGGTGAGGATTGACTCCATCACAGCCCACGGTTGGATCGGCATGTCCTTGTAGTGACTGCCACTGACTTGCTTATCGTCTGCCCCTCGTTGAGCGTGTGAACCTATCGCGCCCTGTACGGGGCCTGTCCCCATTGGCACTGCATCCACTGTTGCTTTCAGTCGTTTGTTTGCTTCTTCTATGTGTCGCACAAAGGCTTGGTTGTCTATGTATTCGCGGTGTTGCATACGCTTGTTTCCTTCGTCATAGCGGTTAGGGGAGGCTGCTTGCCAGTGCTCACGAGTCGGACGCAGTTGGTTCTCCGCAATGTTGGCCTCACCCCGCATCTTCTCGGCTGCGGTGCGCCGATCACGTCCATACGTTTGTTGATAGATGTTTTCTGCGTCTGCTTCTGCAACGCTCTTGGCCCATGCGGTTGGGTAGCTGCTGTCTATAGTCATGTCTTCTCCTTGATGCGCGTTGCGCGTTTGTGTTTAATCTCTTCGGTCACTAGGTCTATCGCATTCTCTACGTCCTGCACCGTGCAGTCATCTAACTGTGCGTCATGTATCTCCATGAGCAGGTTGAGCGCTTTAAGCTCTGGCCCTGTCATCACGAACCGCATGGTGGGTGCACCCCGCTTGGCTACCGTATACAGCGCGTCATGCCCTGCCTTGAGTTCTGCCTGCCAGTCAGTACCCTTACCCATACGACGCATGGCTTCGGCTATGTTGGACGCCGCAATAAGCATGTCCATGTCTGACCTAGTTGCTACGCCCATGCGCAAGTTGTTCAACGCGTCATAGTTCTTCACGCGCAGCGTAGTGCCTGCGCCTAGTCCTACGAATGGTCGAATGCCTGCTTGCACGAACGCCATGTTGTCCATGCGTATAGGCTTGGGTCGGTACTTCTTTCTCATCTGTTGATCTGAACCGTCATTGCCTTAGCCAACTTGCGCCGAGCGCGTTGGTTCTCTAGCACCGTGTCAGAAGTCTTGTTCTTGCGAAGCACAGCGCGAGTCTCTGGCTGCTTTTCACCGCGACGGATAGCCTCCTCAACTACGTAGCGTCGCCACTCAAATGCGTTGGCTGGTGGTCGTATGTCATTCATAACGTGTCTCTGTGTCTTGTGATCGAATCGGCTGTGCATCTTAGTCTTCCTTCTTGTCAGTTTGCGCTGGCACCACAACTAAAATAAGAAGCAGTGCCCACCATATGTCGTTTGTCCACCACACTAGAAAGCAAACGGCGGCGAGTACCGCAGTGTTGTGCGCCGCTGCCCCCAGCGTCATGTCGTCTCCTTTGGCATCTTCGGTAGCGGACACCAGTGCGTCCAGAATTTATCGCCGTAGTACGTGCCGTACGTAGCGACACCGCCCTTGCCCAGTAGCTGCACCTTCACGCCTCGCGGCGCTGTGTTGATGGGCTGCCAGTACGTGTCTACGGCTACGGCCACAGTGCCGTCTTTGTTAAGTGTGTGGGTCATGTCTTCTCCTTGAGCTTGACTACGGAAATATTAAGTAACAACAAAAAGCACCAAGGATCTATAAAGTATGCGGACAGACAAGCACAAATAATTGTCACAATATTCTCTGCATACACCCATCGCACAAGGCTAGTCATGTCTTCTCCTTCATTTTGTTTGCTGCGTGCTCCATCACTTGCTTGAACGTCATGCGGTGCGCTGGGTCACGATCAGTCACTGCTCTGTAGATCGCCATAGCGTAGTCACGTAGCTCATCGCGCTGTGCCCTAACGCACTCGGGCCTGTTGCATGAAAAGCTGCATGTGTGTTGTTGTTCATAGGTCATAACTTCCTCACTATAGGTTTAACGTGACAACTGTGGTGCAACAGCGTCCAGTGTGTTGCACCTTCTCTGAAGCATTTGTACTTGTACCCACCCGCAGCACTTGGCCCCGCGCTGATTAACTTGTATACCCGCATCGTTCTAACAAGATAGAACCGCGTACCGACAGGTAGCTGTCGTAAGTGCAGCGTCATGTGTTCTCCTTCGGTGGTGTGCATGTGTGGATAGAAATCTCAACGAACCCGCTGGCTAGTCGCTTGCCGCATCGTGGGCAGAAGTTACGCTTCTCAAGACTTGGGTTTGCCATTGATGCCAGTACCTCCAATGCCGTGGCTGCTTCAAGAATGACGTCCTTCGGACAGTGCTCATGGTTCAAGCGCAGGTCGTCGATCAGTTCTTTTAGGGTCATGTGTTCTTCTCCTTCAGCTTGGCTTCGATAGCTTGCTCATATTCCCAACTGGTATAGAAGTCCCAAGATTTTCGGTTGTGGATTTCAATCAACTCGTTAAGTGTCAGCCCTACCCATTCGCGCTTTCTGGGTGGTGCTTGCATTGAATATTGGCACGTACAACCCTGCAATACACTGCTGTGTAATCCCGCCATCTTTCCGCAGTTTGAGCAAGTGTTCACGTCTTGTCTCCTATGTTGTGGGCAGCTTCAACCATGTCGATCAAGATTGATTCAGCGTTCCAGCTATTCCTTTGCGGCGCAAACTTAGTCAGCAGATCAAGCCTTTGCTCGTGGGTCAGTGGCTGGCGCTTGTAGCTTTCAGCTTCAGGTATTTGCAGTGCAAACAGCCTGTCATCTACAGCCAACATTTTTGTTACTTTGATGCTTTTCATCAGCCTCTTCGAATACGGACTTTCATACCAACTGTCGAAGTCTTCAGGCTGGCGCTTTGGTGGTGATGTCATGGCTGCTTTACACATGCTCATGCATTTTGCCCAGCCTTCGTCGTACCCACTCTCAAAAAGCACGGGCGACTGACCAATGCTCGGCGGCATCGTGGGCCAAACAAACGGCTCCTGCGCTGGCTTCTTGCAGGCGTCATTGAATCCCTC